TGAGTGACTTGATCATACGCTGGATCGCATCTCCTTCTACTTTCTGTTCAGGATTTGCATCTCGCTTATTCAGCTTAGTGTATACCGCATTAATTGTAATTTTACCTGACCGCAACTCCTCTTTATCTTCATCCGATGCCTTCTCTATAATTTTCCATGCTTTAGCAATGGTATCTGCACTTACACTGGCCATTTCTGCAAGCTCTTCCCGTGTATCAATCGGTTTCGCAGATTTCTGCTTAACCACCCCACCCGCAGCGCATTGATTGGCCTTTGCTCGTGCTGCAATCACATCTTTCATTTTAAGAGCCAGTTCACAGCGTTGAAATGGATTCAAATTCCTTCTACCGAATTGATGGTTGATGATCCATAGCATGGCCTCATCATCGTTCTCAAATTCGAGAGATTTTATATCATAATCGATATCCAGCTTTTCGCAGATCTCATGTCGATTGTAGCCGTCTACAAGCACATTGCCCCACACTATGATCGGATTCAGGCACCCGTCTTTTTCAATACTTTCTTCAAGCAGTTGATATTCCTGATCTGAAAGACGAGGTATGAGGTTTTTAAATTCATCATTCACTTCCAATTCTCTTCTCGTATTCTGTTCCCCAATTTGAGCACTCATTTGTCAAAATATCCTATTTTAAATTTTATTATTACATTCCTGTCATACAGATAATTGCAGCAGGACAAAACATTACTTTATAGTATGTAAAATAATATGTAGCAATGTCATAGTGTGCTTTTTCCTCCATTTCGTAGAGTGACCTACATGGCATCGACAAAAATTCTTTCCGAAAAAGACGAATGCAAGTAATGAGATATATAAAATGGATATTGATTAAGGAGAATGGCTGTGGAACCTGTGGATCTTCAACATCTAAATGCTTATTTGAGACATCTGCATGATTTAGAAGCCAAAGCGATTGCATCTCCTGAGTTAAAATCTGAGATTAGGAACAAGCAGCTGATATTTAGCGCCCATTTTGCACATGTTCATGAAAAAGCAAGGATGGATAGCGATCCAATGTTAAATGAAGTAGCTGATGAACTCGACAGGATAATTAAATTCTTTAATCCAAGTTCACAACCCTAATTTAGTCGCTGCATTGTTTTTCCACTTGTTCACTTCACGGATGTATTTCTTAAGAGTATCACTTTTCTTATGGCCAGTATGCTCCATAATAGAGTGTTCGGGGACATCATTTAAAATGGCCTGTGTCACAAAACCTGCCCTTAAAGAATGCCCTCCAAAATTTGGGATAGTAACTGTTGAATCATGGATCTGTTTTTCTTCAGCCTCTTTGACTGTATCTCGAATATAGCGGTTACGATTGATGATAAGTACAATAGATTTATCAGATAGTGCACCTAACTGAATCTGATTATGTCGATTAATGGCACGAAATACAGCACCATTTTCGATATTGGCGGCATGAATCCATTCCTGCAAGGCACGAACTGGACATGTATCAGGATTTGATCCATATGGAATATTTACTTCTCGCATACCAGTTTTCGACCACGGAAGGAGCACAACAATACCCTCTTTAAGAAATTTCAAATTTTCTTTCTGGATACTAGCCAACTCTGATCGCCGTAGCGCTCCAGAGAAACCGATGAGCAATAAACACCTGTCTCGCTTTCCTGTTAATGTATCTGGTAAAGAGCCTATCATCTTACGAATATCCTCCATAAGCACAGGTGATTTTCTATCCTCTAGAATTTGATGTGTCTGTTCCTTGCTAAGTACGCGCTTGATGCCATTTAATGTCCTCCTTATCGCAGAATCCTTTCTACTAAAGTTATATCCATTATATTGATGAATCTTTGTGATGGCGGTTAATCTTCTTTCCAGGCTATTCCACTTAAGAGGTGTCTTTTCTTTAAGATCTCTATTTTTACCTGATATCCCTACCCAAGAATTCTTGGCCCTATCCTCTAAGTAGTCCGCTACATCATGAGGATTAGCAGGCATAAATTGACGGTGATTGTGATTGCACCACCTACAGAAATCTTCCCAATCTGAAAGATATGCACATATAGAATTCTTTGACATATCCTGTTCGGTAAAGGAATTTGCATACCTGACATATTCCACCTGGGAGGGATTATAAATTTCTGAAGGTGTTATTGGAATCAGCATATTTTTCATATTCTAGCCTCTAAGTTACGATAAGGTTCCCATATCGGAAGCTATAATATACGGAGTTCTCAACTTAAGTAACCCTAAACTCCTTAAGTCCCTAACTCCTTAAGTTAAGAACTTACAATCTTAAGAAGTTTTTGACTTCAGAACTCATGAATTTTTGAACTCAATAACTTTAGAACTTTAGTAGCTCTTAACTTGGAGTATTCCAAACTTCAGAACTTACCAACTTCTAATTTTCAGAACTTCAGATCTTCCATGATTACGTCCTCTACCATAAATTACACATGTGATAACGAAACTCTTGACAAGATGATAGAAAACTTAGATAAGTGGCCATATGAAATCTTATATTTTCAGGAGCAATCACCAGGATGACTAAAGAAGTATTAAATGCCCAGGAGGCGTGCGATTTCCTGCAGGTTGGAAAGGCAACACTATACAGACATACTAAAATTGGCGAAATTCCATCATTCCGTATAGGTAAAGCTCTTCGCTTCCATAAGGAATCATTAGAAAGATGGATTGAGAAAAAAGTTGCTGAGGATTTACGTTCAAAACAGGGCCAAAGGTAATGCCGCCTAGAATAATATCAATCGTCAACAGCAAAGGAGGAGTTAGCAAAACTACTACTTGCGTGAATATCTGCGCTGGACTTGCTCAACTCGGGAAAAATGTTCTAGGCATTGATTTCGACCCTCAAGGGAATTTAACTCATTCAGTCATAGGCGATCTTGACAATGATGAGAAAAATATTACAGAAGCAGTCCGCGGCAAAGTATCCATATCCACAATTATCAGAAGGACACACATAGTAAACTTTGATATCGCCCCTTCCGGAGAATCAATGGTAGATCTTGATTTGCAACTTCAGTCTGAAATAGGTCGCGAACTCAAACTTAAGTCTATACTGCAAGACGATTATGTGAAAAAATATGATTTTGTCCTCATAGATAACAGTCCACACGTTTCTCTTAAAACTATTAATAGCCTAGCCGCAAGTCATTTTTTCCTAGTACCTGTCAGCGCAGAATATCTGCCACTAGTAGGTATAAAAAATCTTCTAAAGATTATCGATCAGATAAAGTCACTAAATCCGCTCTTAAGTAACCTTGGCTTCTTATTGACAATGGTGGATCGTCGTGAAGCTATAAGCGGGGATGTGGAGAAAATATTGAGGGATACTTTTTTAGATGCTGTATTTACCAATTCTGTTCGAATTAACACTAAATTGAAAGCATGTCCACAGAAACGTCAAACTATATTTGAAGCTGAAAAATCGAGTGGAAAAGGATTTATTGACTACCTGAACATATCAAAAGAATTACTTAAGCGCGTAGAGAACAGATGGGAGCAATAAACCAGGAGGATACGAAAAATACTCTGTTCGGTAATTGTAAAAACACTTCCAAAGAGGTAATTGTACCACAACAGCCTCAACGATTAAATGAGACTGCAACAGGCCAGAAAATAGCTAAGTATCAAAATTATGATAAAGTAACCGCACTTTTAACTCCTGAACAGAAGCTTGGCCTTGACCGTGTTGTAAAAAGGATCATGAAACATAGGGCTTCAGCATTAAAAGGAAGTGCTGACAAAGAGCGAATAACGGCCAATACATTACTGCGAGCTTTGATTGAACATTTTTTAAAATCAGAACCTGGCAAACAAATGGATGTCCTAGCGTGTGAGGAAGATGTTTATAAATGGATCACGAAATTATATGAAAAAGAGTGAATTGATCATAATTTATGCAATAAAAGAGACAACTTCTTCAAAATCAAGTCGAAGCCATTGCATGGAATTAAAAGATTTTATATACTGGCAACAGTAGAAAAGGAAAAAAAAGCAGGAAACCCGACTAACGCAATTAGTCGGGTTTCAGATGTACACTTCGAAATGGGTACATCAGTACTGTAACTTAACTTGGAATTTTCTGGGGAAAATTTCTCTTAAGTTACACGTTCATGCTTCCTCTTCTCTTGCTAATATATTGAACATGAGGAAGAAGCAGATGACAAAATCTGTAGAAAATATTTTTTTAAATCATATACAGCAGCTGCCTGAATTTATAACGTCAAGCACCCTTGTTAAACTCAATTTATTTTCACCTGCCACGTTAAGCGAGCTGCGCCAGAGTGGCTTAGGACCGCCCTATCTCAAAATTTCAAGGTTTAAATACCTGTATAATAAACATTTACTAATTGAGTGGTTGCAGGCCAGGATTAATACTGAAGTCAGGGAACAAGCTAATGATCGAGCTCAGTAAAGATCTGTTACAGAGTGAGATGGAACGTATGAAGTCGCAATTATTTTGGTCCCTAACGAATTTTTATAAACATCCACTCGATGATCAGGGCCTGACCTGGTTGAATCTCTACATTTTTTGGACAGTGCAAATTTCAATTATGGAAGAAATGATCAAACGAGCACGCGAATAGAAAAATATCCGCCCAGTGTATGGTCTGGAGCGGATTTAATATGGATAAATACATGTCTGATAATATTAAAACTGATCTTAAAATACAAGAAAATACAGCTAGAAAATCTACTGATTTAAACATATCTATCATAGAAAATTTAAGGAAGCTTGGGCTTGAGCTCACTATTGACCAGCTACGGGATATCGATCCTGAAAAGGATATTCCTGGATTTGCTGGCTGGGATCACGAACGTCAGGGAATCCTCTTACGATTGCAAGTGGATGCACTGAATCTTCTCACTCCTGAAGAGATGGTGGTTAGGGAATTAAATAGAAAACATGCTGTAATTCACACTGATCAATTTTACATCCTTACTGAAAAGGAAAATCCAGTTTTCGGGGGAATCGACTTCACCCTTGAGAGCAAGCAATCGTTTAAGAATCAGTATGAAAATAAACTGATTACTTGCTCAAACGGGAGATCACGTACCAAGGCTGATGTATGGCTTAAAAGCTCAAATAGAAGAGAATTCAATGGCATCAATTTTACACCACACGAAGTGGCTAAGGCTTCTAAATGCTATAATCTCTGGAAGGGGTTTTCAAAAATTGCCAAGCAAGGTGATTGTTCAAAATACTGGAGTCATGTCAGAGATAATATTTGCTCTGGAGATGGAGTTGCCTATAGATACGTCAGAAAATGGTGTGCTTACTTATTTCAACATCCAAATGAAGTACACACAGCTCTCGTCTTATGCGGATCTCAAGGTGTAGGTAAAAACAGCTTTGTTGAGCCACTCGGTGTCCTTCTGGGCTCTCATTACGTTCTACTCAGCAATATTCAAGAACTTGTCTCTAATTTCAATTATCACCTTAAGCACGCCGTCCTTATCCATGCTAATGAAGCCCTATGGGGTGGACATAAGAAAGAGATTGGAACTTTGAAAGCTATGATCACAGAAAAAACCTGTCTTATCGAGGGAAAAGGCAAGGACAGGATCATGGTCAAGAATTTTAAGCATATTATTCTCAGCAGTAATGAAGAGTGGCCTGTTCATCTTGATCACGATGATCGGCGATTTTTTGTGTTGAGGGTTTCAGAGAATCATAAGGAAGACCACACGTACTTCGCCGCAGTTCAAGAACAGTTAGATAGAGGAGGATATGAAGCTCTCTTGTACGATTTATTACATGAGGACCTGATTGTGTTTAATCCAAGGGAGCTTCCAAATAGTGAGGCTGCATTTAGTATCAAAATTCGCAGTAGCGATTCTATTCACAAATATATCTATGAAGCGCTTAAAGACGGGTGTTTCGATATAGGAAATGTTTCCCCAAACGGAATATGGAAAACACTTCCTGTGGACTCGGTATTCAATGATTATTGCTGTTGGTATTCTAAAAATGGAGAGAAAGGTGTAATCAAAGACATCTTCAGCAGGCATCTACTGAAGGTCATGCCATCGATAACTATATCACGACCAAGAAGTAGAAGCGGAAATGGTAGAACAAAAATGTATGTGCTTCCAGATATTACAGATGCACGAGAAGATTTTCAGAAATTTTACAAGGCAGGGTCAAGCATTTGGAACGATTAGATATGGTCATGCCTATTATATTTTTGGTCGCACCTTGGTCATACCTCCATTATTTTGTAACCCCCTTATATTTAAAGAGTGGGTATACCGGGTATGCTGGGCATACCACATTTTCATTCCCCAAAATATATGCAAAGAAAAAATGGAGATTTTTTGGCGGCCGAAAATTTTGACAATAAAGTAGGTGTGACCACCGTGACCGGTATGACCGGATGTTGATTATCAATGACTAAAAATTATTCTTGGTATGCCCAGAGGTATGACCAGAACATGGAATCAGGTGTGACCAGGCAGTTTTAAAAATGAATTTACTAGATTTTGCAATAGAAATTGGACTGGAACCCAAACGTGCATCTGCAACCCATGGTGGTGAGTATAGCTCAGCTTGTCCAGCATGTGGTGGCGTTGATCGATTCCGCATATGGCCGAATCAACAGGCTAAAAATTGCACTGGCACCTATTGGTGCAGAAAATGTGGCACAAGAGGAGATGCGATTCAGTTCTGCAAGGATTTTATTGGGTTAGGATTCAGAGATGCATCGCAAAAGGTCGGTGCTACGATTTCAAAGCTGCCATACCTGCGTCCAGTTGAACGACAATTTGTTGCACCTACATTAACGCCTCCGTCAGAGAAATGGTCTGCAAGGTCCAAAGATTTCGTAATCTGGGCACATGAACAGATATGGAGATTTCCTGATGTGATTGAGCAGTTGAAGAAGCGCGGTATACCTCCATATGGGATTAAGAATTATCGGATAGGATATTGCGATCGGAATCTATGGGTTAACCCTCTTGAGTTTGGGATTGAATCTGATAAAAAATTATTATTTCCTGAAGGCATAGTCATTCCATCTATTGAACCATCAGGTCTTGTAATTAGAGTGAAAATACGGCGTAAAGACCGATTGCCTAAGTATTGGGTAATTAGAGGTGGGATGAACGGTCTAAATATTATGGGGGATATGCATAGACCTGTCATGACTATTGTCGAATCCGAGCTCGACGCTTATGCTCTATATTATAATTGCGGCGACCTTCTTTTTGCTGTAGCTATCGGATCTAATACAAAGACGCCGGATAATGTAACCGACTATTGGGCAAAGCGTAGGAAACTGCTTATCTGCCATGATAATGATGAAGGCGGGAATACAATGAGTGAAAAATGGCAAAAGCTCTACCCACATGCAAAAAGTTGTCCAGTGCCAATTGAATATGGCAAGGACATCGGAGAAGCTGTTGAGAAAGGGCTAGACTTGAATAAATGGATCACAAGTATTTTAAATTAGGATCAATATGAACATTGAAATCGTAGAGTTTTATCCACTGGAATGTGATGCAGAGAGGAAAACCCTGACAGGCACATTGCGTATCAAGCTTCCCGATATCGGAATTCATTTGCTTGGAATCTTCGTGAGGAAAAATAAGGATCGTTGGCACGTCACAATTCCAGGAAGAAAAGGGATCCATCATGAGACAGGTGAAGAAGTGAGATATCCATTTATTTCATTTGAGGATACGGGTCGTCAGCATGAACTTATTACGGGGATTCGAAAGCAGGGTCAGAAATTCATTGAGAAACGATTAGCTGATGCTGAAAGTCCAGTTATTTGGCCTCGTAGGCAGCAAGTTCCAGCAATGATGGTGCCACAGCAATCTATGGCCGATGATGAGGCAAAGGAAATGGTTCAGAAGAGATCAGCACAACCGATGCTGACTCGGTCAATCCCTGTTAATCAACTTAGAGATCCACCCAGGCGAGAAGCTCAATCATATAAAAATGTTTTACGTAAAAGCTGGAGATGATTCGGGTAGAACGGTATAGGATTAAATTAAATATTTTGATATGATATGCAATTTGCGGAGATAAAAATTATGCAAGTTGATCCTGATCCCAATTTTGAAAAAGATGTGCATCTATTGCTAAATATAGTTTCTGATGAGATAGAAGAAGCATTTAGGTCAGGTGATGCAATACTTTATGGTGAGCTAGGAGAGAAGTATGGCAAAATTGCACATAGAATTTATATGGCTTTAGATATGCCATCAAAATCGTCCGAATGGGGATTTTTCGACAATCCTCATAAAAGCGTCTTATTAGACCCATGGACTATTATGAATCGCAAGGCATGCCTATTGAAAGATGGTGAAGATGTAACTGTCTATGATCCTGTATTTTGGAACCATTCAGATTTGATCGTCAGTTTAATTAATTACATTTCTCTAATTTATAAAAATGAGGCGATTTGTGCCTAAATGCAATGTGCCTCCAGCTCCTAAGGGTAATAAACGAGGATTAAAGCTCAAAGACCCTGATGTACGGCAAGAGGCCTATCGTCAATATTGTGATCATATAGCTGAAGGATGGCCGAAAGAGGCATTCTTCTTCGATCATCCTGAGCATTCAGTTTCGTGGGAAACAATGGATCGATACATATCTGAAAATCCTACTGAGTTCCTACCCATCTTGATGCAAAAGGCACAGGCAGCTAGATATAAGCATTGGCTAGGGGAAGGTCGAACCCTTATGAAGGGTGAATATAAAGGTGGATCTCCTGTTGTGTGGCAGACCTGTATGAGAAATCTTTTTAAGAATGTGATGTGGGATCGAGAACAGATAGCACAGGACAATAGGACCCATGTTGAACTACTCGCTAAATCAATCAGAAATGAAGTTGTCGCTGAAGCAGAAGCTAGCGATAGCGACATCGAATAAACCGATCAATCTTTGGCATGGGGCTGTTCGAAGTGGGAAAACCTATTCCTCACTCCTGCGGTTTCTAATAGAGGTTTCAGAGGCTCCTCCAGGCGATATGGTGGTCGTATGTCGCGATGCCTTTGCATTCCGTAGGAACATACTGCCCTTGCTTTTCCAGCTTATTGGAGGCGACGCTAGATATCTACAAGGAAATGCACTTCTAGAGATATGGGGTCGAAAAATTCATGTAGTAGGTGCTCATGATTCTCGAGCAGAAGGAAAAATCCGAGGTGCAACGTTTACTGGTGCATATGTCGATGAAGCTTCATTAATTCCAGAAGTATTTTGGCAAATTTTAGTGCAGAGATGTGCTATGGGTGGTGCTCGGATATTTGCTACAACAAACCCTGACTCACCTGCGCACTGGCTAAAACGAGATGTCGTCGATAATAATCCAGATACACAAGATTTTCACTTCAATATGCTCGACAACCCAAAGCTTACTCGAGAGGAGCGTGAATATCTTGAAAGACAGCACAAGGGATTATGGTATCGACGATTTGTCTTAGGTGAATGGTGCTTAGCTGAGGGTGCAGTATTCGATTTCTTCGATGAAAAAGTACATACCCTATCTCGCTCTCCTGCTAATTCGAAATTTTCATTGGTAGGCATTGATCACGGCACAACTAATCCAACAGCGTTCATCATGCTCGAATACAATGGTGATGTTGCACCTCATCTATTTACCTCGAAGGAATATTATTGGGACAGTAGGAAGACGGGTAGGCAAAAGACGAATAGTGAATATGCAGAAGATCTGATCAAATTTATAGATAGCCACCCAGTTAAATTCATCTACGTTGATCCTGCAGCAGCTTCATTCAAGCTTGAGCTCAAGCGACTTGGAATTCAGGTGCCGATTCGCGATGCGGTTAACGATGTGCTAAATGGGATACAAGAAATGTCCTCTCTCCTATCGAATGGTGATTTTAAAATAAGTAAAAGTTGCAGAAATCTTATTGAAGAAATGCAGGCTTATTCATGGGACACCAAGCAATCCGAGAAGGGTGTAGACTCTCCAATTTCTAAATTTAATCATGCGATCGATGCTACACGTTATGCTATCTATTCGTATTTCGGGAACAAACTTTCCATCAGAGAACGCGAATATGATGTACATGATGGCAGGACGTTAGGATCCGGTCAGTTTCGAGAACGTATGGGACATCAACACCCAGGACCTCAACTCATTCAAAATACGAATACGTTTGATTATGCTCGTGATGCATTTAGAGGCAATCGTGCTCGTACATTTTGATAGGGCATTGTCCGGCTATCACAAATGACTTAGGAACGCAGATCTCATGCTTATCCATGATTTATGTCATTGAAATTAGAAAATGCAGCCTCGTTGCTGATATAGTTTCAGAAAAGGCATCCCTACCTTTGTTTAGTGAAAGAAACCATGGATTAAGCTGAAGAATGCGATTGCATCTCTCACCATTTGAGCGATACGTGTCTTTATGCGACTACATGTGTGATTTATCAGCTTTTCAGCCTGATTACATCCAGCTACACCAATTTCCCGTACTGGGATAGGCGCGCCAATGTTTCGTGCATATTGCCATAGCTCTATATACCTGAATATTGGAGTTTCCTGGTGCGCTTCCTTTATCTTTTTGATATTGGAAGTATGAAAAATTATTTTAGAAAATTTGGTGATAATCTCTCTTATCCTTTTGAACATATTATTATCAGCCTCCTTGTTTTGTTAAAATATGGGATGCCTAAAAAAATAATATAATTCCTGAAGCGCATTAAACTATTATACATTATTTTATAATAAATGTCATTTTCGCAAATGTCCACTCAGTGGGAAATGTAATCTCTTAAGAAAATACTGTAGAAATGATTTTTTAAAGGGAGTATATTTAGAATTTAAACATGTTATTTATCAGGCGGTTATATGTCATCAATGTACGGCTCAGGTAATAGAATCCCATCAGGATATCAAGCCGGTCAATTACAACAGTTTACACCTGAGCAGATGCAATTATTCAAGCAGATGTTTTCCAATCTTGGCCCTGGAAGCTATACATCTCGATTAGCTGGAGGAGATCAATCATTATTCGGTGAGATGGAACGTCCAGCATTACGTC